AGGTCTATCTTTAGTATTTCGACCAGCAGAATAAAATCTTTCAAAGATTAATTTATATTTGATAGGATCTATATCTGTGATCCCAATTAAATATGATACTAAGCATCCAGCAGCACTACCTCTTCCTGGTCCTGCTAACCAGTGATTATTTTTGACATAATTTACCATATCTTGAACAATTAAGAAGTAACTGGACAAACCAGCTCCTTGTAATACTTCTAGTTCGTGCTTTACTCTTTCAACATAAACTTCTTCTTTATCAGTATCAATTTTACCTTTAATTTTTTCTTTCCAACCATCTCTACATAGTTGTCTTAAAAATGTGTCTGGATCGTATCCTTTGGGACACTCAAAGTCTGGTAAAAACGGCTTATGTTTGATTTCATAGTCTTCACATAAATCAGCAACAAGATTAGTATTGTCTAATTCTTCTTGAGTATGAATATCTTTCATTTCATCATAAGAAGGTATATGGTATTTATCAGACCTAAAAAAACACCCCATTGGAATATCTTCGTTAGATAATAGTTTTCTATTTATATCAGAGAGAGTTACTTTTAGATTATTACATAGTAATATCCTTTGATCTATTGCGTCTTCGCTTTCGCAATAATGAGCATCTGGTGTTGCTATTAATTTAACCTTATTATCTTTGGCTATTCTTCTCATCGTATCTGTTAATTCAATCTGACTAGGATTATGATCTTTATCTATTAGTTGAGACTCTAATAAAAAATTGTCATGACCAAACATATCTCTCATTTTGGCTACAAATTCTCTACCAATGCTCATAGGGTTTTCAGCATTGTGCAATTTATTTGCCAGAGTTGATCCTAGGTGGCCACAAAATCCTATAATATTTCCATCTAATAATTCCGATAATGTCTCAAAATTAATACGAGGTTTTTTATAGAAATAATTTGGCAGATTGCACTCTGATATGATTTTTATGAGACTCTTCCATCCGGCATAATTTTTAGCTAATAACAGAAAGTGGGACAAATCTCCATTTTCTTTTGTTTGCATAGACGGATCTTGTTCACAAACATATATTTCACAACCTAGAATTGGTTTTATACCAGCAGATTTCATACTTGAATGGAATTGTACTGCTCCTGATATGTTACCATGATCTGTTAATGCGCAGGATTTTGCACCTATGCTCACGCATCTTGCTGCTATCTGCTTCGGCTTGCTTAATCCATCTAATAAAGAATAGTGAGAATGGACATGAAGCGGACTATAATATGACATCAAGTTGATCCTGGAGCCTTATAAGAGCCAAAAGTATGATTGGTGTGCTTGTATTGTTTTACCACAGCATCCATGCCATGCAAGTCCATATCATGCTTGATTTGTTCGCATTTAGTCATGCACGAACCTTGTTGGCATAACTGATTATCTCTATATTCAATAATAGGTAAAATATTACTATTTTCAAATGTTGTTTTTCCAAAATGACATAATTTTGAACACATCCAACTTTTATTCAATCTTGGCTTTTTTGTTTGTTTAATATATTCAAATTTTTGTCTTAGCATATTCTCTGTATCCGCTAAGTCTTTTTTATCAAAACATATTGAGAATGGACCGCCATCATTAATAAAATATATAGAAAATATAATATGATCTATATTTGGATATAGATGACTTATGGCGTAATGGTATATTCTTAGTTGGGGATCTTTTTCCAGTTTTTCTTGTGTTTTTTCTTGACCAGTGGCCCAATCTAATCGTCTTCCAGTTTTCCAGTCTACTATTTCAATAGTTTTTTCATTAGCCAATGTTACTAAGTCTATTGTTCCTTTAAGGGCTAGATTTCCAGTAAGTAAACCATCGTCTGTTTTAAATGAATATTCAGCCCATTTCTTATTAATGGTAAAATCAAAATGCTGTTCTGGTCTTAATATATTTCTATTTCTTGGATCAAACATACCACTATTAAATTCTATAGCCTTATAAACCCAAGCATGGCAATCTTTATAATCCTTGAGGGTCCATTTATGATGAGGCGAGGCGTCGGAATAGTGCTTGTATGACTTTTCTATTAATGTGTTTAAACTATAGTTTGAAGTATCTATCTTACCAGCAACGTCATCTTCAACAATTTGAATATTGTCTTGCTGAGCCTTTTTAATAATGGCTAATATTTCTAATACCTTATGTACGATAGTTCCCTTGTCTGCCTTTTGTCCTGACGGACCTCTCCATCCAAGAACATATTCAAGAAAATATTGTTGCTCACACATACCATGAGTATTATATGATGAGCTACGAAAATATGTAATTATAATAGGATCATTCCTTTTTGTTGGAGAAATTCAAGAATTTTATTATTTTGTTCTAAGATGGTCATATTTGCATTGTCTATAACACAATCAAAATTATTTTCATCATAATTTATAGGGTCTAATGCTGATTCACTGGCATGATTGGAATGATGAGGGTCTCTTGTCAATTTAATCACCCATCCACTAGCATTCTTAACAACATCTACTTCATTTGGAAATCTACAATCTGCTATAATAGCAAAATCCAAATTATCCTGAGCAATCTTCTTGACAGTTGCAGAGGCCCATATATCGTTCTTCATTTTACGAAATATATCGGTCCCCACAACTTGCATAACTTGTCTAGCGGTCATCAGACCACCGTATTCGCTCCAATTCTCACTATATCCTGGAACATCTTTCCAATCAATATCAGTGAATTCATTTTTCTTGTTGTCATCCCCATAGCATTGATCATATGTTAATCCAAGCATATTCATACATATATCTTGTTTAAGCGGATCTGCAAAATTATATATTTGAACAGAGCCTAGGGTGCTAAGGATATTATTAACAAATTGAGCGCATGTTGTTTTTCCTGATTGCTTTCGTCCAGCAAATGCTATAATTGTTGTCATAAATTTAATGCTTCTATTTGGGGTAAAATTTCGCTTTTGATCTGATCTACTGTCATGGATCCTATGTCATTTCCTGAAATATTTATTGTGAATATATTATATATCTTATGACATTTTTTCTTGATCGTTTCACAAGCCTTGCGTCCAGCCTCGTCGTTATCCATGATTAGAACCAAAGACAACGCACCTGAGATATCTAATAGTATCTTCTGACGATCTGACAGGGAAGATCCAAAGACAGCAACAGAATTATGTATTCCAGATTCTTCTAATCTCCATACGTTACCAGGACTTTCTACTAAAATAGCAAATTGTTGTTTAACAATATATTCTTTAGCAAACCAAAAATTATATAAAGATTCTTGGGTCTTAAAATCCTTACTATGTCTCCACTTTGACATTAGCCATAATTCATTATCATTTGGACATTTATCATCAATATTATGAAAAGATTTACAAGTTGCACACTTTTCGTGAATACTTCTTCCTGTGCAACCAATCATATATTTATAATCCATATCATAAACAGGAACAACCGCCCTGTCGGACATCTCTTTACCGCTTGTCACGCAGTCACCAACGTCATATTTTTTAAGTATCTGCTCGCTATACCCCCTATTTAAAAAGTAGGAGGAAGGAATGTCTAGAGCCTTCTGAATTTGTTTTCTGGTCAATTTATTGGACGAATTAGCATTTTGTGCTGTGCTAATATAGTTGACCGTATTTACAAAATTAGTCTTCTCAACATGTTTTTTATCTATCTTGATATCATCTAAATTTTGTTTAATAAATTTTTCTGCAAACTTTATAGCCTCATCAAAAGTACAAGTCTGATCACCATTAGCTTTCCATCCATGCTCTTGATGAGAAAGAACACCTCTAATAAATCCTATTATAGAGGACTTAAAGACTTCCTCGCACTGATGGGTTCTACATTTCCAATTGCCTCTATATGTATCTCCATCAGGATACAAATTTAATGCTGAGGAATTATCACCACCATGAATTGGACAACTCATAGTGATCATTTTGGATAAAGTTTTATATTCGATATCGAAATACGATAATAATGAATCTATATCATCGCATAGTTTATCAGATAAAACCTTTAATTTTTGTTGATTATACGAACGGTATTTCTTCTTGATCATTGTTTTCATCGACTATAAATCCATCTTTTTTAGATGAGGTATTATGGGAAATTTCTAGTTTAGTTTGTCCTTCTGATATTTTGGCACACCAACCCGTTAAGTTAAAGTTGATATAATCATTATCATCAAGACAGCCTCCATGCCTACTAATTAATGGTATCAATTTTCTATTACCAGACTTTCCACCATCTTCAGCAATTTCTTCATCGCTTTTTCTTTTGAATATACTGAAATTGCTACATAGCCATATGATTCTATCAGATCCAGATGCAGTATCTGTACTTTCTTTGGTAATACCATCTCTATTTAATTGGATAAATCCAAGAATAGGAACCTGATATTTCACAGCAAAATTATGTAGTGCTGTCATCATGAATCCAAGAAGTTGATATTCTTTTAAATCTTGAGACATACCACTGGTGTCCATTAATTTTAAATAGTCATAAATGATCAAACAATCTTTTGCTGTTCCGTCTGGATTTAAGCCTACTTCTTTGCAAATCCATCTACGCATAATACTAAGTTGTTCATCAAATGGTTTCCCAGCAATAGACTTATAATAAAGTTTAGTATTTTTTAGATCTTGAGATGCTTTCTTGATCTTTTCTAATTGTACAGGAGACTTGTTGAACTTACCGGTTTCTATAGCATTAATTTCAACTTCTGTCATCATAGCCATAACTCGATGAATATGATCTTTATTGCTCATTTCGGTATCCATATTTAATACTGGAATACTCAACTTATTAGCAACATAAAATCCAACATTATCTGCCCACATGGATTTACCAGCTTTTGGTCTGGCGGCAATAATATTTACCGTTCCTTTTCGGAATCCTCCACCAATTGACTGATCGTATATGGGGAATCCACTAGAGATACCAACTTGATCTACTGGATTGGTAGATAGATATTCTATATATTCGTCTAGGCCATCGCCAATATGATATGGCTCATTGTCATTTGATAGATTTGATCCGAACTCAAATAAAGAGTCTTCTGCTATAGACAGAATTGAGGATATTGGTTCAGAACCAGTGACGTCTAATAATCTATCTTGAGCCCTTTCTAATTCTTTATGTAAAGAACGGGCAATCTCTAGCTTTTTTATTTTGGCAGCAAACTGCTTGATATTATCTATATTGGCTGGAAAATCTTTAATTGCTTTTAGATGTTGTACTTCTTCTTTTTTATTCAGAATATGACTAACACCAAGATCCTGTGCTGCTGAATATATTGATGCTATATCCAGAGATGACACTGTATCTTTAGAAAATATATGTTTGACACAACTATATATTAGTTGATTACTATCTACAGTAAAACATTCTTGATTAATAATATCATTAATCTCAAGATAAGCCTTATCTCCATATTGGAGGATACAACTTAATACTGCTCTTTCAGCAGATGGGTCACATAAAATCATAAATTATCCGGGAGTCCTTGCACACTTGTTACATTTATATCTATTAGGGGCATCATATATTAATGCCGGATTAACCTGTTCTACCTTACCACATACTCTGCAAGTAGCTTCCACAGGAGAAAACTCTCTTGCTCGTACAGACGGAGGGTGTTGTGCTAATTTGCGATCAATCTCTATATCCTCTTTGTGCATACTTTTTTCTAGCATCTGGTCGAATTTATTGATTGATTTTATCTGCTCTTTTTTGGCAGTTTTTTTAGCAGCCTTTTTAGGCTTTTGAACAGGCTCGTCCTCAATTGTATCAGGCTCAGAGTTATCTGTCAAGCCCTTTTGTAAAATAGCAATCAGTTGCTTAATATCATCATTATCAAGAGGCATGCTTCACCTTTGTTTTTTGAATTGATAGTAATATATCACTTAAATTTTTAATGCTATTAGCTAGATAAGAAAGTCTATCCATTCGTTGTTTAGCATATTTTTTGATATTATTTAATGCAGATGCTTTATCGTTATGCTTGATGGCTTGTAAGGACTTTTCGATATATCCATAACCTTTATAGTTATTAATTTCGTCTGCTATTGCTTCTTTAATAGACTCTTCTGACCAATTATGTCTGGCAATCTCTCTGTTTAAACTTCTTTGTAGATAAAATCCAAATTGAGATAATCTATATGAAATCTGAGCACAGTCTTCTGGACCTAATTTTTCTATTTCATCTCTAGTCATATTTAGATAAGAATTCATTTCAGATTCTGTCACAGCACAACCAGCGGCATAGTCTGGAAGCGATAGAGTTTTTTCATAATCGTCTAATATTTTATCCCAATATTGTAGTTCTTCTTTGGCTGGCTTATTCATGTTTTAATTTATCTTTCCATTGTGATTCTGATTCGTTGTATGGT